GCGCCCGCTTGACCACGCCCGAAGAGGGATTCAAAAATGCTGAGGCGCTTCGCGGAACCCATTTCTTTCGTCGCGTTCCCCACATCGCTAAGGATGTCGGCCATTTTGCGCAGGTCGCCGTTTGCTGCAACCGCTGAGACGCCGATTTCAGCAAGGCTTGATTGTGCGGCCTCTTTGGAGAGATTTTTGTAGGCGCGGGCAAGCTGGTTGCCTGCCATTGATCCCTTGATTCCGTTGTTTGCGAGAACGCCTAGCGCAGCGGCAGTATCTTCCAGGGATTCCCCGGCGGCTGAGGCCTGTGGGGCGACGTACTTCATTGCCTCGCCAAGGTCTGTCAAATTTGTTGCGGAACGGTTGGCGGTAGCAGTCAGGATATCTGAAATTCGGAGCGTGTCTTTGGCTTCGAGTTTGAACCCGCGCATGGTCGCTGCGGCGATGGTCGCGGCCTCGCCGAGGTCTGTTCTTGTGGCGCGGGCAAGATTGAGAACAGAGGGAATTGCATCCTCAATATCTTTGGACTTGAATCCAGCGCGGCCAAGCTCGGTCATGCCCTCCGAAACCTGTTGAGCGGTGAATGAAGTCGTTCGGCCAAGCAAACGCGCTTGATCTGTCATCCGCTTGAATTCTTCGGACGTGGCCGATGTCACGGCCTTGGCCTCAAGCATCTGGTCGGAGAACTTCAAAAACGTGTTTGCGGATAGCGCCATGGGCAAGAGCGCTGCTGCCGAAGCTGCCGTCATGGCCGCGCCGACTTCTCCGGCGACGCGGGCAAACGAACGCAAGCGGGCCTGTGCGCGCAAAAGGCCACGCTTCATTTTTGAGTCATCAGCGCTTATCTCAACGTAAGCGCCACCTGCTTTAATGTCTGCGCCGAATGCCATTAGCGTTGTCCACAAAAAGCTTTTTTAGAATCTTGATATTCTGTTTGTTGATCGGGATGCCTGGCGGCGGCGAAGGCGGCGTGAACGGGTTGAAATCGTTTGGCGTGAACGGGCGCGACTTCGGATCGCGATTCACGTTTGCAGTCAAGGCCATGATTGCGCTTGTCTGTGTCCATTCGCTTTTCAACCGCCTTTCCGCATACTCAACCAATTCGCCGAGAGTGAAGGAATCAGGCGAGACGCCTAGGATTCCTGCGCATTGAGCGACGAAGTCCCACCCGTCAAGGCGAGATTGGTCACGTTGTCCAGCACTTTCTCCAGGTCCATTTCGTCTAGTGCCTTCTCGGCTCGATCCGCTGCCATGTTCTGGGCCTGATTTACCTTCGACACGGCCTTCTTCAGAAGCGTCCGCCTTCGGCCTGGGAAAAAATTTGCTAACTCCTCCAGGAATGCGGCAGTCGCGGAGTCGATAACATCACCAATCATGGCGCGCCCAAAATCCTCGTCTGTGATGTTGGCTGCGTCGGCTTCGGGTTTGCAGAGGACATAAATGATGTCCACGAGAAGGCATGGGTCGCCGTCCAACTTCATGAGAAGGCGCCCGGAATCTGAAATGGCGTCCATAAGGTCAACCTTGAGCAGGTCGCGAATGCGCTTGACCGCACCCACGTCAATGCTGAGGTTCCAGGCTCGCCCGGTTGAATCTTTGAATGACTGCATGAGGTTCCCTCCTGGTGTGTATGCGTCAGGTTTTTTTGGTAATCAGCGGCATTGCAGAAGGCCCGGCGGGTTCGCTACAAAGCGACCGGCCTTGGTTTTCAGATGGCTTGGGCTTATGTGCTGGCTTGGGTGCTGGCTTGGGTGCTGGCACGGGCTTGGGTAATACTGGCGGGTTGCATCCGGCGGGGCACCGGAAAGCCGCTGCGCCCCCAGGGCGAACGTAACCGACCGCGCCGCAGGTTGGGCAGCGAACCGGTTCAAAGGGTTTGAAAGTCTGAACGTTTTTTCTTGCCATGATGTTCTCCGAGTTATCGCGAAACAGGCGCGGCGAAAGGAGCAAATTCCGCGCCTGCCTCGCGTGGGCTGTTTAGCTGGCGACGGTCATCCACGCGGCCGCGTTCGCCGTTTTGGCGATGGCAAATTCCAGACTGGCGAGAACTGCCCCGTCCATGGTTTCCTGGCGTTCGCACTTGGTGACGTAGACATCTGCGTGAAGGCCTTCGGACCCGGCCGCGTCGCTCGCGCCGTCGAGGATGGCGAGTTCAACCGTGGTCTTCGCGATGAAGGCGTCCAGCAGGGCCGCAAAACCAGCGTCAGAGGGGTCCCAAAGCGCTTCGCCCGTGAGAGGCGCGTCGATGAGCCCGGCGACATATGCCTTGAACGTGTCGCCTCGGGTTGAGGCGTCGCCTTTGTCGCGAGTCATGGGCAAAGTCATAGACCGAATCACGTCAATTTCGCTCCAGGTGGGGGCGGCCCAAGAGGCAGTGTTTCGGTACAGCTTGCAGTCTATTCCGTGCGTTGCGGACATGGCAGTTTTCTCCTATGCGTGTTGTCTGACGGAATTTCGCCACATCTCCGCGAGTCGCGGTGTGGCGTCGGAAAGTGTTGGGCGCATGAACGGACGGGCGGGGTAATGACGACCGCGCGTTTGATTTTTGCGTTCATTGCCTTTTAGGTTGTATTCGCGCCCGCCCCATTCGTGAGTGTGGGCAATGCCGCCAATCAGGCTTCTGGCGGGGCCAATAACCGCGGACACGTCACCTACGCCGAATAAAATAGAGCGCTTGAGCGCCATGTTGTGGGTATAAGGCGGTGTTCCTGCGGCAGACGCAGCACTGACTTTGCGTTTACTGATTTTCCTGCGAGCCACGCCGCGGGTGTACGCAGCCTGTCTCATGAGCACTGAGCGAGCGGCGTTGCGGACGGGCCGTGCAATTGCCTTCGGATTGAAATATTCACGGGTGGAAATATTTAGCATTGTCTGTCCACCTCGTATTCCAGATGGATCACGCTCAGGAATTGATTCTTTTCTCGGAGTGTCGCTGGATCATAAACTGGCTCAACGCCAACGCTCTTCCAGGTTGCGGTTTCGGAATTGGCCGTGAGTTTCAGGCGCGAGAAATGGTTTGCAAGTTCTGTGACGAAAGAAACCAACGGATCGATGCTGGCATTCGATTTGTCATCGGGCCGAATTTGAACGCCGATATCCACGCCCATGCGGTGAACGTCTGAACCACGGGAGCGCATGCTGATATCCAGTTCAGCCGGGGCAACAGTCACATGGAGCGTTTCCATGTCCTTCAGTTTGAACTCAGGGACAGCCACGCGGACGGCAGTAAAAGCCATGGTGAAGTCAGCGCCGTTGATCGACGTTTTGACGGCTTCCGCGAGTTGGGTGATGGTCATGAGTCGGCCCCCACAAATTTCGTGTGGATGCGGAAGATTTGCCTGTAGGGGTCGGCGTAGCGGAAAAGCGGCTCATCGGCGGGCGCCATGACCTCAAAGACCTTGTCAACGCCGTCGATGGTTTCAATGATTTCGTCGCCACTTTCCGGCTCGTCAAACGCGGACAGAGCAGAGATGGCAATCAGGTAATCGCGTGAGTCGTATGTCTCGAACTGTCCGTATTCGTGCGAGACGCGGAATTTGGTTCTGCCGATGACGGCGGCGACGATCGCGGTTGTGGAGCTACGGCGGTAGGTAACGGAAATGGCGCGATGCGCGGCGTTTTGCGTGTTGAGCCAGTCGGACGCGGTTTTCAGGATATCGGTCATGCCATGGCCTTTCTAACGAGAGAGGCCAGGACCTTGCCGTCGCGCCATTCGCCTTGGTTCCACTGGCGGCAGGCAAGCCGCTGCAGGTAGTTGCGGACCTTTGCTGTATCTGGGAGGTATCCGTCCAGCATGCGTTGAAAGTTGATCTGGAAGTCGGCAACGGACGTTTGCAGGGCGACGCCCGCCTTGGCGTAGACAGCGGGCCCAAAACACAGGACGGGGCAGCCCATCGCAAGGCATTCATTCCCTGCGTTGGAATTTATCATCACGGCAAACCGCGCCTGGGCAATGGCATCAACAATCGTGGGTTCAGTGCATCTAGGCATGTATTTGGCGAGTTTCTGCCGCGACACGGGGTGAGGGCGAAAGACCGCTTTCACTCCACGCGGGAGAGAACGCGCAACCATTTTTTCAAGCGGGGTTGACAGCTGAATTTCAGAATCGTCAAGTTGCGCATCACCCGCGACCTGGCCGATGACCAAAATATTACCGTGACGCTTGGTGAACGACTGAGGGGGGTAAGGCCAAACCGCGGTGAGGCGATCCGCGCCAGAAGTGGGAGCGGGACGGTTGAGGCTGTCCGTCCATGACGCCCAATGGAGAATGCCCGCGTGGTCGGCCTGGGTGTAGGCGCGGCGGTCGAAGAACCCGTGCTCTATGTGGATCGTAGGGATATTGGCCTTGGCGGCAGAGTCGGCCCATTCGAGGTATTTTCCTTTACGCCCGTTCCAGATGACCATCAGGTCGGCTGTGGCAAGTTTTACCGGCGCCCCGAGGTCAGGCGCGTCAACCTCAAACCCGATACGTTCGAGCCCTTCCAGGATCGCGCGGAAGGGTTGTGTGTCGTCTCGCCGTTGGCAATCGAGCATCGGGAAAACGGCGCGCAGGCCGGAGAACTCGCCGACAGTCGGCACAACTCGCGGGGGTGAGGTCAGGTCGTGCTTGTTAGCGTTTGCCCAGAGGTGCATGACGAAAGGCAATTGACCGCATGTGGGGGCGATCCGGGCCGCGTAGTGGTCGCCGTTCTGGCGGCAGGCGTGGTATACGCCCACGGCCTCAGAAATAGAGGCTGGATAAAAGAAGGGCCACGCGCCCAGTGTGATTTGATTCCGGTGTGTGCGGTAAAGTTTGGTGGTCAGAACTGGGCCAAAAGTGCAGCGGTCATATGGCGGGTTCGTAAGCGTGATTGCCCTGTTTATTTCAGCCCAAAGCGGATGGTCTGGGGTTGCCGCGAGAACGCCATTCGCAACCGTCAGGCGCGGGTTCATTTGCCCGTGCTGCTCGGTCATGAAAAACTTGGACCCGTCAAGCTGGTAGGCATTGGCGATGTCGTCAATGGGCCGGAACGGGGTAAAGTCGACGTCAAAATACCATCCCCCGTGAGTTTGCAGGGCCGAATACCTAATCAAGTCAGCTTTGCTGCAAAGCCTGCTCGTGTGGTTGTAGGCGTAGGCATGCTCTGGCCGCAGAGCGTGTTCGTCATGGATCAGGATTTCGTAGTCCGGGTTGAGCTCCGCGAATCGTCTGACATTGCGAGCGGCCCATGTGGGCATGGGCTTGCCGCCAATCCAAACAAAATTGATGATCTTAGGAATTCCGGTGTGGCTCATAGTCGTTTGGCCCCCTCCAACGCCATCCACTTGAGTGCGCCGAGTGGTGAGGCGTAATCCATCCAGACGTATTTGTTTTGGATGTGGGCGGTCGCCCATCGTTTGCGCAGGTCGGAATCCCATTCCGAGCGAAGCTCTTCTGGGGTGGTCGCGTAGCTGATAACGACGCGGTTGGCGATTTCTGGCGGGATCGCGTGTTGACCTTTGGGGACAACCGGAATGCGGCCAGCGGCCAGTGTTTCATAGAGGCGATAGCTGAATCGGCCCACGCCTGGGGGGCACAACACAAAATGGGACTCCCGAATCATGCCCAGGAAAGCGCCCGTGCCCGGGTGAGCAAATTTGGCGCGGGTCGTCAGACGGAAATCAACGGCGCTGGTATCACGAAACGCTTCAATCATTGCAGCGCGGCATTCTGGGCGATTTGCAACGCCGCAAAAGCTCACAACCGGGCATTCCGTCCGTTCGACAAGCCCAAAGTTCAGCCCGAGGGTCTCTTTTCTAGGCCATGCAGGATAAACAACTGTGTTGGCATACGGGGTGGGTGTGGGTGAGCGCTTGAACACGAGGGGAACGCCGTCATGTGAGCGGGTGTTGGCGTCGTCCCAAGGGTCAAACAGAATATCGGCATTGCTGGCGGGGTGAAGTGCAACGCGGAATCCGTCAGGGTCATAGCGCCAGTAATCGCGGGCGTCGGTCCATTGTTTTTCGCTGGCGACGGCGTCTCCAAATAATTCAATGGCCGCGCCTTTTGAGTAGTCATCGCCTGTTGCGACGGCGCGTAAAACCAACGACGTAGGCCACGCCACGCCATGACACAAATCAAAATTGACAGGGATCGGGAGATCACACATAGCGCCAGAACCTCCCCACGGTTTGGACGCCGAATCCGCGACGGTCGGCGATTTCGTGAACGGCTTTGGCAACGCCCGCAGGCTCCCATTCGTAGTCATCGTCACAAATGATTGAGCGGGGAAAAAGCGCGATCGCGTGTTCCACGTCGCGCTTGACAGCGGCATAGGAATGGTCGGCGTCAATGTAAACGACGGCGGGAATTACGTGCTGTGAAACCGCGCGCATGCCAGAACAAGAATCATCCTGGACCGTTACCACACGATCGATGTGCCCGGCACGGGCCACGTTGACGCGGTAAAGGTCCAGCATGGTGTTCTCGGACGTGACCCGGCCTTCGGATATCCAGCGTGACCAATACGACTTCGTGTATTCGCTGAAGTTTGAGTTCCAAAGGTCCACGGCGACAAGGCGCAAGCCCGGAAACTCATCCAACAAAAACAGAGAGGTCTTGCCCGTCCACGCGCCGACCTCAAGAACGATGGGGTCTGTGAGGCGGGAAAGGGTGTCACGCCATGCGTCTTCGTGCAGCACCCACCCATGGACATAGGGGTCCATGGCCGGAAGCGAGTCCGGCCACGGGCATTGTGTTTTGAGTGAGTTCCAGGACATGGCGCCTACTGGTTGAGATTGATGTCAACGGTGGTGTCGTCGGCGTCCGCAGCGCCAACGCTTTTTCCGATGAGCTTGTTGGACCCAGCGGTAGTTGTGGGGATTTCGTTTTCCGCGTCCCAATAGCAATTCACACCGTCTGCGATCGCGCTGGAGGAAGTGGCGGCTTTTACAAAGGCAAACACCCCGGCAACGGTCACGGAGCCCTTGGTATTGGCCGCGATATCTTTTTTTGCAACAGCCACAGTGTCACCAATGACAATCACATCACCCGCGGATACGGCAGTTCCGGGGGTGTAATCAATCGAGTCGCCGTCTTGCACAAAAGTTGCAGACATTTGGTTTTCTCCTTACGGAAGAGGGTTACAGGTCAAAGTCAGGGGCGGGGGAAACCCGCCCCGTTGTGGTTCGCTTACGCGCCGGCCATCTTCACGCCAGCGCGGTATTCCTGCTGTGCGACACCAAAGTCGTGATAACCACGCATCTGGATGCCGAGCACGTTGAAGTCGGCGTCGGCGCTCTCGACGGTCGGGGTCTGTTTCCCGTTCAGGAATGCAACCTCGATAACCGGGAGCGTTTTGGGGTCTGCGAGCAGATACCACGCAGCGGCTGAGTAGCCGGTGATGCTGGAGCTGCTGAGGTAGCTGGTCTTGGCCACCTGGAACTTGCCAGCGTGCGGGTTGCTGATGGGTGCCTTGGTGCTGGCTGTGGTGTCTCGGATTTCCAGCGACTTCATCAACGCGGTCGCGGTGACGAACAGCGCGTTTGGAACCAAGAGAATGGCCGGGTCGACGCCAAGCGGGTCGCCGTCCGGGTCGGTTTGATTCAGGAACAACAGTTCGGCGGCGGTAAGAGCATTCACGCCCAGGGCGGTGCTGGCGCCACTGGCGTAGTTGCTGTTTCCGCTCGCAAAGAACGTTGAGTTGTCCATGAACGCGGTCCAGAAGACCTTGTTGAGCTTGAGGGCGGCGCCGCGACCAATGCGCTGGGGAAGCGCGGACAAAGCGCCGAGGTCGTCGTTGATGATGTCCTGCCGGGTGATGGCGAACATCCGGCCATAGGTTTTGGCCTGGTTGGTGTAGGATTCCTCGTCCACGGTTCCGTGGGTGAGTTCACCGCCTGCGCCCACTTCGGCATACTCCATGTTGCCAGTGAGGCGGTACGAGGTGATGGCCTTGAAGTCGTTCACGGCGCGAATGGCCGCGATGGATCGCCAAGAGTCCTCGACACCGTTGAACCCGGCCAGCAAAAACTTGTTGGCGGTGTTGCCAAGAATCCCGGACAGCCCGACGGTTGAGAACGCAGCGCGAAGAACGCCCCGTTCGTCGCGCCGGTAAGAATTCCCGGCGTAGCCGCTCATTCGGGCGGCTTCAAGCAGAAGCTCTTGCAGTCCGATGCGGCCCTTGAAAGCCTTGTGCGCGGCCTCCAGTGTGGGCGCTTCAAACTGATCCTCGGATTTGTCGAGCCCGCCAGCCTGGCACAGCGCGGCCTCCAGGATTTCTGGGGTGCTTGCGACATTGGCGCCACTGCGAACCGCCGGGGCTTTGGGGTGCGAGGCGCGGAGCAAAGCCAATTCGGTAGCGTCCGCAGTCCAACCTTCCGCAATGGCGTTGGCCTGAATCTCGTCGAGTTTGTCGACGTTGCCTTCGGTGCTGTACTTCGCACACAGAGCGTTGACGGCGTTGATGCGTTTGGCGTCGGCGGCGACTTGCGCGCGCATCTCAGCCACGGGGTCAACGGCGGGATCGGGATTCGCGGCGGCCTGAACGGGCTTGGCCGGTTCCGGCTTGATCGCGGTCTGCTTGTTGGCAGCAGCCTCAATCTCTGCGTCGTAAATCAAACGCATTGCGGCTTCCTGCTCTTTGCTGATTTCACCGGGCGTGAAGCCCTTGGCTTGTAGCCACTTCTCAAAAGGCATATCGAACTCCTCCTGCTGGTTGGCGGCGGAAGCCGCGACACGCGCGGAAGTCTTGTCGTCCGCGCCAAACGTGACAAACGAGATTTCGTACAACTGCGACTTGCGAGCGATATAAATCGGGCCGTCAAATTTCTGGCCGTTGCATTCGCCGGATTGCCCCTCGGAGATAAAGTCAACCTTGGTAGTCCTGACACCAACGGACGCTTGCCAGGGAAAGCCGTTGGCGCTGGAGCTTGCGACTTCGCGCGCAACGGTCCCCGCGCCAGACACAACGCCATTGGCAGTAATCCGGTTGTCTGTGATTTCAACTGCGGTGGTGTGGCCCACGACAAGGCTTGGGATGTGGTCTTTGATAACTGCTATGCTCTTCGCCGCTGGCTTGACTCCGGCCAGGTCAATCACGACGGGGTAGGGCCACCACGCGATGAGCATCGCGCCCCCGGTGTAGGCTTTGATTGAAAAGGTTTTGAGCGTCTTTTCTTCGCCTGCGGCGGCTTGGATATCTGCAAACTCGACCGGGCCGGTCAGATCGAGCGGCCGCTCGGTCAATTTGCGGGCGGCGAGAATCGGGGGGAATTGGTTCATTTGGCGGGTTCCTCCTGCGTGGCAGGCTGGGGAAGTTTTTTCTCTTGCTCGATATCAAATTGGCGTTCTCTGTATCGCTGCAATCGCTGTGTTTCCCAGTCCTGGCCATTCGACGCGTAGAACGTGTCGTAATTCAGCAGGTCGGCATCTTTGAGAACACGGGCCGCATTGGCTTCTTTCAGCGGGTCAACATGCGGGCGACGCGGCCAAAAATAGCGGTGTGGCATGGAGGGATTGATAACTCGGAAAGTCTGCGGCAGGAAACCCTCGACCAGTGACGCTTCGCGGGTAAACTGATACAGGGCAGAGTCAAGCGCGATAACGTCAATCTCAGAGCGGTCAACGCCTATCTGCATGTCGTAGGTCTGATGGTCGAGGCGGCCAGAAGCGTAGTTGTAATCGGAGGAATCACAGGCAGCGATGTTGTAGGGAATGCTCATGCAGCGGGCGATTTCGGTCACGATCTCGCGTTTGAACATCTGGTATGTGGTGGACGGCTGCTCTGCCCGGATTTGGCCGAGCTTGTAGCCAGCGGGCAGGGTGGTCATCATGCGCTTTTCGAGCGCCATGACGTTGAAGTCGTCGTCTTCGTCATAATCGTCGGATGACCCAGCGGCGGTGGCTTCCAAAACGGCTGCAAAGTCGGCGGCGGTTTCAGCAGCGGCCAGAACCGCGAGTGTGAACCTGCGGAGTTGGGCAAACAGGGGAAGCGCAGGCGTGATTTCAGGTACGCCTCGGTGTTGCCCGGGGCGGTCTTCGCGGAACAGATGAATCACATGATCCGCGACGATCCGGTCATATTTGGTAGAGCCGATAATTGAGTCTGAGCCGGGGTGTTCTCGCAGGACGTGATATTTAAACGGATTCCCAAACGCGTCAAATTCAATGCCGTCCACCGCGTTCGTGGCGTCAAACGCGAGGTCTGGGGTTGTGACCTGGTCACACTCAATGAGCTTGAGGTCAAGCTTGACTGGACCTGAAAGCCGTGGGTTGGTTACCCAAAGGGCAAAGGCCTCACCGTCACAAATACGAGCCTTTGCCATCGTTCGGAGTTTGCTGGCAAGGTGAATCTGACGAGCCCAACCCATAAACAGGGCTTCAAACGTCGAATTGGCCTTGCTGTCGGGCGTCAGGAGTTGCAGTCGAGGGCCCACGCCAACGGTGTCATTGGCTACTGTCTGGGTTATTCCGCGCGCATAGCAGTTATTTGCAACCTCATATCGAGCACGTTTGCGCAGATACTTGCGAACACTCAGGGAGTTTGATGCGTCGGCGCTCAGTTCATCTGCGTTCGACCAGTGGCGCACGTTGTCAGTGGTGGTTTGGGCCGCGTCGTATTTGGCCTGGACCGCGTGGTTGACGCGAGGTTTTGTAGCCTGCGTCATGGGCTTGCCGTATTGGTCAAGGATGCTGTTTGCCATTAGGCTGTGCCCGGCGGCTTGAGTTGGTTGAAGCGCATGCCCTTGTGCACTTTGGCGACTGCACGATTTGATGCGAGGTATCTATCCACTTCAACGAGGTCTTTGAGCGGGTGGGCTTCCATTTCCCCCTGGTCGCCCTTGGCGCTTTTTGGTGCGGCTGCGGCTTCTTCGATGGTCGAGTCAAGCGCTTCGGTCATGTGCTTGCCGTCCAAAAACAAACAGCGCCAGCTAGGCGGGGTGGCGGCCCCGCCAGGCCAGCGCTGCATGTAAAACAGAAAGTCGGCCAGCAGGTGGTGGCCCCGCCAGGCCGACTTTCTTAGAAGTCCGGTTGATTCTCTATCTAAATTCTACAATGTCAGTTTTCTTTGTCAATCCACTTTCTGTCAAATAGTAGTAAAAAGTGACAGATGTGTCACTTTCTTAGTTTTGGCCGGGGTTTTTTACTGCAAGGATGTTTTTTGTTGGCCGATGGGAGGTAAAACGTAGCTATTGTTCGTAGGTCCAGAATAGCAGCCCGCAATGGCGACATCCGCGCTGCCGTTCAATTCTGCCATTGCGCTGCCGCGTTTGAACCACGGGCAGGTGTGAGCATCCACACCGTCTGCAACAAAGACGCCCATTATCGTCAACGTTCTGCTTTTTCATAGCAAGCCCCTCTCCCGCAATTTTGCCTGTTGGCGTTGTTGCATGTTCAGCCCTGATTTTTTCCGGCGCGTTTGTCCGTCCTGACCGTGAAGTTTGATGCCTTCCATTGAGGCGGCCACGACGCAACCAATCATGCAGTCAAGGAGGTGGTTGTCTGGGTGGTTTGGGCGCTCCTTTGATTCGTCAACGGTTCGGCCGCGGCCTTCGACGCGGACGAAATATTCAGCGACAAGGTGTTCGGCCAGCATGCGGTGGTCTTCTGGCTTTGAACCATAGAGGCTGATGCTACCAGGGCCGCCCATCGGCACAAGCAGCCTGGAGCGTAGAAACGACTTCCAGAAGTTTGTGTCAAACTGGATGTGCCGGACAACACGGCGGCCGCGCTTTGCAGGAATTCGCCAGTTGAACCCGGCCCGGTCGCCTGGTTTGTTGTCGTATTCGCCCATTGGCTTGTTGCTGGCCGTGATGCCCTTACCATGACTCGGCAGGATAATTGGCGCATGGGCGCTCTGCCGGGCGAACTGGTACACGACGTCAGTCGTTTGGCCCCAGTTGGCATCAATCAGGCAACGGGATACACGGAAAATGGCGCCGTCGTCACGTCGCCATTCTCTACCCAGGATTTCGTCTGTCAGTTTGGTCAATCCGTTAGTAATGGCGGCTTCGAGCCCGGCCCCTGGTAGGGAGCGCCGAAGCGTACC